GGTATTGATTTGGCCGCTATCTCTGGAAATGCAGGGGTATACAAAAACGGAGTTCTGAAGTTTTTGCTAACTTCGGAGGCACAGATAAAGCCAGAACAGGCAGCACCCCTGAAGCAATCTCTCGATGACGTAATAGACGGAGCAGCTCGCAGCGCCGTGTTGCCTAATGGCGTAAAAATGGAGCGTTTGAGTTTAAGCCCAGACGAAGCGAAGTATTTAGAGACTCGCAAATATGACGCTGAAGAGATCGCCCGTATTTTTGGCGTTCCTGCCTCAATGATCGGCGCAGGCACTACTACCAAATCAAGCACTGAGCAAGAATATCAAGACTTTTATTCTCGCACTTTGATGAGTTATGCGATAAACATCGAAGAGGAAAAGAGGCGTAAACTTTTGACAGAGACAGACAAAGTCGATCAATATTTTAAGTACAATTTCAACTCATTATTGAGAGCCTCTGCAAACGATCGCGCGGACTTTTACAACAAAGGCATCCGCGGCGGTTGGTTGAGCAGAAACGAGGCGCGCAACTTTGAAGATACAAATGGATTTGAGGGCGGAGATGAGTATCTGATCGAGAGCAATTTGGTGCCAAGCAGCAAAATTGATGCCTATATGGATGCAAAGATTGAGCAACTATTGAGCACCGCAGACAAAAACAACAACCCAGCGGGTACGAATAATCAAGAAAATATTTAAAATGAAACAAGAAAGGCGCACTTTTACGGGCACCGTGCACACCAGATCAGAAGGCGATGGAATGCCTCAAGAAATTGGAGGTATTGCTGCCGTTATCAACTCTGTAACAGATTTGGGTTATTTTGAGGAAGTCATTGAGCGCGGAGCGTTTGATAATGCTTTAAATAAAGAGTATGATATTCGCTGCTTGTTTAATCACGAAGCCGAGCTAATTTTGGGCCGCACAAAAGCAAACACTTGCAAAGTTTTTGTAAACGCCGACGGCAATCTTGAATACACTTGGGTGCCAGATTACGAAAATCCCACACATATGAGCGTTGTGCGTTCAATTATGCGCGGAGATATTACTCAAAGCTCATTTGCTTTTACGATTAAAGAACAAAAATGGTCTGATTCAAGCAAATACGGCACAATGGGCAAGCGAACCATTACAATCATTGAGGATTTGTATGATGTTAGCCCAGTAACTTACCCCGCTTATGCTGACACTGAAGCCGATGCTCGTAGTATTGTTGCTTTGCGTGATCAAGAGCAAGAAATTGAAGAGGCAAAAAGAAGCCAAGCCTCTGCAGATGTTATCAAATTGGCTTTATTGAGATACGAAAACCTTTAAACAAAAAACCAAAAAAATGAATAAAATTAAAGCATTGAAAGAAGAGCGTGGACGTTTGCTCGGCGAATTGTCTACCTTGCAAACCACAATCGAAAAAGAAGCCCGTTCTATGGCTGAATCTGAAACCAACCGCTTGACTGAAATCGAGGCTCGTTTGGGCGCGATCAAAGCCGAAGTTGAAACTTTGGAGAAATTGCAAAACTTGGCAGCTCAAGCCGCTGGCCATTCTGCAAGCCGTAGCGAAGAGAAAGAAAAGAGCCAAATGGCTAAAGAGTACAGCTTCAAGCGTGCGATGGAAATGGCTATCTCTGGACGTCGTGAAGGTATCGAGGGCGAATTTTCTGCCGTTGGTGGCAACGAGTTCCAGCGCTCAGGTGTAAGCGTAAGCGCGCACTCTATCAAAATCCCTTCTGAAGTATTCACTCGTGATATGACTGCCACAGGCGGAACTTCTGGAGATCAGGGTGGTGTAAACATCCAAACTTCTGTAGGTTCTATCATCGACGTATTATTGCCTCGCACAGTATTGGCTGGTTTGGGCGTACAGCGTTTGTCTGGTTTGGTTGGCAACTTGGATCTTCCAACTGCTCAGACTGTGCCTTCAGCAGGTTGGAACACTGAAAACGGCACTGCAACTGAAAAAAGCCCTACTTTCTCAAAGGTTACTTTCAGCCCTAAGCGTTTGGCCGCTTACATTCAGGTTTCTAATCAGTTGATGCTTCAATCTTCAAACAGCATCGACGGTTATGTTCGTAACTGGTTGCTTAACGCAATGGCTCAATCTTTGGAGGCTGCTGCCATCAAAGGCGGTGGTTCTAACGAGCCTACTGGTATCATTGCAAACAGCAATGTAAATGTAGTTTACGCTGGTGGTGCAACTTCTAACAGCACAAACGCAAACGGAATCGCTCCAGTATGGGCTGACGTTGTGAATTTGATGAAGGCTGTAGAAAATAGCAACGCTATGGGCTACGCTTATTTGACTAACCCCTTGGTAAAAGGCGCTTTGCAAAGCATCCCACGCCAAGCGTCTGGTGTTGAAGGAAACTTTATCTGGCCTTCTGGCGGTACTGAGTTGAATGGCTACCAAGTTGCAACAACAACTCTTGTTCCTTCTAACTTGTCAAAAGGTAGCAGCAGCAGCTTGTCAGCTATGATCTACGGGGCGTTCAATATGATGGCCGTGGCAAACTGGGGAGGCATGGAATTAGTGGTAGATCCATTTAGTGGAGCAACCGCTGGCTTGACCAATGTCATCCTTAACTCTTATATGGATGTGAATTTGTTGCAGCCTAAAGCCTTCGCTGTCTGCAAAGACATCGTAGCCTAATAATCTGCCCGCTCGGGGGCGTAAAAGTGCCGAGTGCCGAGGGTGATCTTGACTGCATCGCCCTCGGGCCATTATGAAAGTGAAATTTACTGCAAACCCCACAGGACGCTTCAACCTTAGTTACAATATAGGCGATGAGGTAATAATTGAAACTAAGCAGGCAATGCTTTTGATTGAGGCGGGTGTTGCTGAGGAAATTGCAGCACTTACCCCAAACAAGCCAAGCAAAAAAGCAAAGCCTGTAAACCCTGAGACTGAACTCGACGCGGAATAAAATGTACAGAGCAAGAAGATACACGGCCTACTTAAATGCAGCAACTGACTATATTACTTTGTCAGAGGCTAAACAGCATTTGAGAGTAACAAGCAGCGCAGACGATAGTTATATAAGCGGGCTGATCAGTATGGCTGTTGAGGCTTGTGGCAATTATCTGGGATATTCTGTGCGCAAAGCGACGGCAAAATATGGATATGACGCATTTGTGGGCCAGCCTGCGCTAATTAATCCAGTAAACGGGCTCACTATACCCTCGGGCAATTATATTCGCGTAAACAGCCGCGTTTTAGCCGTAAATTCTGTGAGTTATGTTAACGACTCGCAGGCAGTTGTTGCTTTCCCTTCTGCTGATTGGATTGTTTCACCTGATCCAATGAGCAACTACACAAAGAATATCTTTATGGAGAGCGCCCCCTCAAGTCTCACAGACGATTTGATTAAGTACATTGTTGAGGTAACAGAGGGCTTCAATCCTTCAGGAACTTCTGGTGTTGATCCAGATACAATTTGCCCCGCTTCTGTTAAGTTTGCCGCGTTGCTTTTAATTGGGCAGTATTACGATAACAGGCAAGCGGTAACTGTGGGCGTGAGCAACAACCCTCTGAGTTTTGGCTTACACTATTTGCTTGATCCTTATAAAATCCCTGTAATGATATGAACGCAGGGCTAATGGATGAGCTGATTTCAATTCAGCGCTACAGCGAGACGGTGGACACCAACACGGGCGAGAAATTGCAAACTTGGACAGAAATCGCAGCGCCGTGGGCTCGTATTGTAGAACTGGAAACTGGCAGCGAAGAGGTGAACGCAGACAGGAGAGAAAATAAGCAAACAGTTAACTTTACAATTCGATACGATTCCAATATTTCTGTCAATGATAGGATTGTTTGGAACTCGAACAAATACAACATTATTTCCATTGCTGACTTGGAGCGCAGAATGTATATTAAATTGCATACTGAAATCAGCTATAAAAATGACTAAATTCTCGCAGCAAGTCAATCAAGTGATCAGAGGCATTAAAACTCTGGGGCTTTCCCCTCAAATTGTTGGCGGAGTGATTGAACGCAATGCAAAGGAATTTATCAATATAGCGCAAAATAATGTGCAAGACGATACGGGAAATTTAAGCCGATCAATTGGCTTTATTGAAAAGAATACCCGCTACAGATTTGCAGCAGTTAGATTGATAGGTGCAAGGGTTTACGGAGGCTACAAGGGCTATCACGCTTATATTTATGAGCACGGAACTCAACAGCGTACTTACAACGGCGCAAATCGTGGCAAAATGCCTGCCAATAACCAAATGAGCAGAGCATTTAATACTTATAAAGATACTTTTACCAGCAACACAGAGCGCGAGATTGTAAAAATAATTTCAGAGAATGCTCGAAAGGCTGGTTTTGATGTGAAATAAAAAAATAAAAATATACAAATGGCAACTACAGGAATTACCAACGGCACGCTGATTGCAATCTATAAAGAGGTTTCAGGCAGCCCAGTTAAAATCGCAAACGCGACATCTAATGATTTCGACATTACAAAAGATATGATCGAAACCACAAACAAAGACAGCGCAGGCTGGAAGGAGTTTATTGTGGGCGAAGGTGGATTTACTATGAACGTCGATGGGATGTTTGAAGAGGATGGCTCTGTAGGTTCTGGCGGCCTTTCTTGGAAAGATTTGCTTACCGACCTTTTGGCTGGAACTTCTGTAACTATTGTAATGACTACAAATGTTTCAGGCGATATCAAGTTGAGCGGATCTGCTTTCTTTTCAAACTTGACTTTGAGCGCACCAAATAACGATGTTACAACCTTTACCGCCTCTATCCAAGGTACTGGCGCTTTGACTGTTGGCACTGTTTAATAATATGCAGCAAATAAAAATCGGGGGTGTAACTCACCCCCTTTATTTCTCTATGCTATCAATTGAGCAGGTTTTTTCAGATCTGCAAGTTGAAGATTTTGCCAAGTTGGGCGCTGTAATGAGCACCAAAACTGCAGGCAACTCTTTGAAATTTGGTAGAGCGTGCGCCTTCGCAGGGATTGCTGGAGGCTACAGAAAACAGGGCGAAAAGTGCCCCTTTGTTTCTGCCGATGCTTTGGGCGATGAGGTTAGCTCATTTGCTGAACTTGAGCCCGCGATTATTGGATTTACGAAAGCAGTTGAAGAATTTTTTAAACCTGCTGACGATGTGGCCCCAGTTGAGGGAAAGTAACAGGCGGCAAGGCTGAGCCCTTGACCTTTGACCGCCTCAAGCAAATAGGCTTCGGCGAGATGCTAATGAGTGAGGAAGATTTCGCTAACTGCTCGCCCTATTATTTTAGGCTGCGATTGCACGGAATGAGAAAAGCCCAAACTCACCAGTACAGAAACCAATGGGAACTAAGCAGATGGATGGCCGCCACAATGATAGCACCACATTTGAAAAAACCGATAGCACCGCAAAAGCTTATGAGATTCCCTTGGGAAACTGACCAAGCCGAAAATGTGCAGGAGGTAATTGAAAAGTACAGACACATATTTAACAAATTAACCCCACCCCCTCAAGCGTGAAAGCTGTAACCGCCCTCTACAATATACTAAGTAACAACAGCGCACTTACTGCCGTTGTGAGCACCAGAATAAACCCGTTGAGAATCCCAGAGAAAAGCGCATTGCCTGCTCTGGCTTATCAAGTTGTTAGTAACCGCGGTAATATGAGCAAAAGCAGCGCTTCAAAGTCTGACTTTACTCGGGTGCAGGTTATGATTGTGGCAAAGACTTACGCCTCAGCGATCGAGGTGGGCAACTTGGTGCGCAATGCGATGGAGGTTGCAACCCCCAACACTTTCAACGGGGTTAAGGTGCAGGTCATCGAATATGATGGCGAGGTGCATTTGGCTGAAGATAATGCAGGATTTGCAGGGCTTTCTACGATTGGGATGGACTTTATAATTAATTACACAAGATAATGGCAACGCAAAGCAGTATAAACATAGCACTGAGCGCCGATACCTCGGGACTCAATAAGAATATGGCCCAAGCCGCTCAGACAGTTGAGCAGGGTGCGAAGAGAATGGCGGAAACCAGCCAAAAGGCGGGTGAAGCTATTGCAAACGCTTTGGGAAATATGAGCGTGCGCGATGCTATTAAGGAGGTAAGCCAAGCAATTAACGATCAAAAGGCGATTACCTTAGAATATCAAAAGCAACTCCAAAGCCTCAGAGATAAAAGCGCCGCAATGAGCGCCGCAGATATCAAAGGGCAGAGAGCGCTGAGAAAAGAAATTGAGGCTGTTAAGGCTGCGATTGCTGGCCAAAAGTTAGGGATTGCTGATCTTATACAGGAAAAGAAAGTACTGGAGGCAGAACTTCAGAAAGAGATTGATCAGGAGAAACAACTGGCCAAGGCTACAACTGAGGCAAACAAAGCAAGCAGAGAGCAAAAGACAGTAAACGGCGCCACCCGTGCAAGTTTGAACGGTTTGGCCACTTCGTTCAGTTCCGTATCGTCAATAATGGCGATAGTTGCTGACGATAACAAAGAGCTGCGAAACGCTTTGATGGCTACCAACGCCGCGCTGAATTTCTCTGCCGCTGCTATGCAGGTGCGAGATTTGAGCAAAGAGTTTGGAGGCTTGGGAAATGCGGCTAAGGATGTAGGCAACTGGATAAAAGCAAACCCCTATCTTGTTGCTGCTGCTGCCATTACTGCCATAGGCGTGGCAATTGCAACGGCAGAAACTGAGGCTGAGAAATTTGCAAGGATTCAGGCGGAGGTTAACAAAGAACTTGCCGACGCCACCGGTTCAGCAAAGGCGAACGCTGTAAGTTTAAACGCTTATCTGGATATTGTTAACGATACCACCAAAAGCGAAAAGCAAAGAAAGGGCGCACTGCTTGCATTGAAAGAGGCAGGCATTGCAGTTGATGACCTCAATTTAAAAACGGCTGAAGGTTATAGAAAATTAAATGCCAGAGTACAGGATTCAATTAACCTATCAATTCAAAAGGCTATTGTTGACAAAGCAGCCTCAAAGATTGCCGAAATTGAGTTAAAACGAATCGAGGATATTAATGAGGCGCAAAAGTCGCAAAACGGCTTAATGAAATCCTTGCTGGGGGAACGGATTGCAAGCGCAGCCGCAGCCAGTACAGAGGTTTACATTAACCAAAACGCTGCCGCAGCAACTCAACTCTATACTGACGCAATTAAAAACGCATCGATACAGGTTGCAGAATTGACTCCAAATGTAGAGGCCGCAAACAATGCGCAGACAAACTACAACAAAGGAATCAAACAAGGCGCCAAAGATGCGGCATCTTTAGAGAAAGAGCTTAAAAAATTAGAGGACGGATTCCAGAAACTTGCCAAGCCTCAAACCTCTGGCGGGCAATTCATTCCTCTGGATCCGATGGAGGAAGCCAAAACAGAGCAGGAGCGAATCCTCGATGACATTACGAAATCGCAGGAGAAATTCAAAAAGAAAGGCCCGCTAACTTCTGAGGATATTTTCGGCGCAGATGAGGTTGCGCAGGATGTGCAGGTAATCACTACAGAGATAGGCAAAATTCCGCCCGCCTATGAAGAGATGGCCAACAGATCCAGCGAAGCCTTCAGAATGCACCAAGCAGAGCAAAGAGCCTCAGCAATCAAAGCAGAAGAGTGGGCGCAGAAACAACTGCAAGCGCTTGAAAAAGTAAACGCTGCTTTTGCTACCTTGCAAAGCGAAGCCGCTGTAAGTTTCGGGCAGTTTATTGGGGATTTGGTATCTGGAGAGCAAGACGCGGGCAAAAACTTCGGTAAAAATATGCTGGGCGCTATTGCCTCATTTATGGACTCTTTGGGTAAGGCTTTGATTGCTACGGCAGTCGCTTCCGAGGCTTTCCAAAAATTAATTTTAACCAACCCAATCGCGGCAGCTGCTGCGGGTGTTGCATTGGTTGCAGGTGCTGCCATTGTGCGAAATAGTTTGAAGGAAGGCCCAGAGGTTACGGCATTCGCAGAGGGGGGTATTGTTTCAGGGCCGACGCTGGGACTTATGGGTGAATATCCAAACGCACGCAGTAACCCTGAAGTTATTGCACCACTTGACAAATTGCAGGGAATGCTAAACACAGGATCTCAATCTGGTTTTGTGGCATCTACAACAATTACAGGGAGAGATTTGGCTATTGTGCTCGAGCGTTATAATAAAGACAGCAAAAGGGGTTAATTTCGCAATATGGCACGCAAATACTACGGCTCTTTTTATTCTATCACTGGCAAACTCAACCGCGTAGAGATTTGGGACGGCCCAACAGGAACCACTCCCGAAATACAGGCAAGGCTCTACGCTGCACGGGTGCAAGCTGCGGGTGGATATCAAGAGGGCGCTGGGTGTTTGCTGGAGAAATTGCAAAGCCTCAACGGATCTATTGAGTTGACTTTGGCGGCCGATGGCTACCAAATCGAAAGAGACGGCGAAGGAGATACTTTTTATCAAAACCCTATAAGGCCATCGCGCTCCACTTCTTACTGGGTTATTCCGCTCGATACAATTTTGGGCGAGTTCAAACAGATCGCAACAAACTCAGAACAGTATTGGGCAGTTTTGATTTATCAGGATGACGTATTGCAGCACGTCGGCAGGGTGTTGGCTGATCAGATGACTTTTTTACGCGAGTCTATTCAGAGCAAGCCAGTGATTTCTTTGGCTGCCGTGGATGGATTGGAGTTGCTCAGCGGTTACAAAGTGAGCAGCGATTGGTTTACAGATGGCAAAATACAGATTTCGCAGTTATTCCGCAGGTGTTTGGATTTCCTCGGGCTAAAAGAGTACTGGGTAATTGACGGCACCAATTCAGACTATTTGCGCGACGCTGTAAGCCCTTACTCAAGCGATGCAAGTCGAAAGGGTATTGATCTGCTGAAAGTCGATTTAAATACATTTGTGAGCGATTACGACGCTTTCAAAGATATTACCGCCAGCGATGTGAATGCTTTTCAGTATGCCAGTGAGAATATGGTGGACTGCAAGCAAGCACTTGAGCAGGTTTTGGATATTTTGCAGGCTCGGTTTATTCTTGAGTCGGGCAAATATTGGCTCGTTTCTGCAGCCGAATATCTGGGGGCGCTTATTGACTATCGGCAGTACAGCTATACCCTCCAGTACATTGGGGCAAGCACTTACACTCACACGGTTGTATTGGGCAATGATGTGCGCCCGCAATGGATGGCTAAGCCTTCGCTTACTTATCAGGCGGCTGCCAAATATGTACAAGTTGATACAGAGCGCACTCTTAACACTGGAGTCTATCGCACTTATCAAAATCAATCTACTGGGCTTTTGGGTAGTGGCTTTTCTGGCATCCCAACAGGAACAAATCCCGATGAGGCACCGCTGAGAGTTAGATTTGCGATAAAATTTGCCCGTCATATTTTTTCAGGAACTACAACAGGCCCAGAGGATGGCACAAAAGTTGAAATACAAATCTGGCTCACTGATAGCTCGGGCAATATTAAGATATTAGACAATACAAATTTCTACTGGGTTTCGCATACTGGCCCAATCCCTGTAAGAAAGGAAATAATCAAAACCGACACCCAGTCAACCACTTGGACATCATTTGTTTTTGATAAGCAATTAAGCACGGCGCCCGCTGGCTTTGATACTTTGAATATAGGCGTGTCAAAAGTTGTAGCTTATAAGGACAGATGGAACATTTTAGGCAAAAAGTTAGGCACTCCAGCGACATTTGACAAAACTTACTGGGGATCTGTTCAGATTGCTTTTGCCGACGCTTCGCCCTACCAAAACCCAGATTTCACTTTTAATATTACCGAGGTTTACACGCCAGATACTGAAAGCAGCGTAAACTCAACGCCTATAATTGTAACCCCAAAATACTATTACTCAAGCAGCAAATATGCAACGGGCAATATTTTGGCCTACAATGGAACTACCGATGTAATCGCAGATGACTGGTTTGGCGGCTGGGATTCCACAAGCCACGGATCGCCCACCGAAATGCTCGGGCAGGGGATTGCAGGATTGTATAAGGATTTCGTGCCAACAATACAGGGCACTTGGATTGATGCAGGAACTTTGACCGCAATCAAATCGCTTTATTTTGATGATTACAAGTGGATATTTAACGGGGCAGTATATTCGGCACGCTCTGAGCAATGGAGTGGCGAGTGGTTGGGATTGGTTCCAATTTACACAGGGTTGACTTCCTCGGGCGAAGGTTTGAAGCTGGGCGAAGGTTTAAAGGATCGCGTCAATTATCACGAGGAACAGATAGGCCGATTAAATGACTCAGTGCAGCGTGTTCCTGCTTTGATGCTTTCGGAATTGGTGAACGATGCCGATGGAGCGCCGAGTTCTTTCCCTACGCAAAATACCAGATATGAGGTAATGGTGCAGTACAATCACGCCGATGAGCAAATGGTTTGGCACCTGCAAGAGCATAACTCATCTGTGGTTTATACGGCAGGCACGCACACAATTACAAACGGCTACGAGTTAATAATTTGTAATACTACGGATGGCAATGTTGTAGTAAACCTGCCCGATGCAACCGAGAGTAAGGGCAAAAAGTACTATTTCCTAAAGACAGCAAGCAGTCACGTCGTAACAATCAGCGGAGGCTCTTATAATATAAACGGCGCCAGTGCAACTACTATAAATTCACTTTACGGCAGCAAGACAATTATAAGCGACGGCTCGCAGTGGTATATTATTGCCAGCGTGTAATTGTTGCAAATGTTACTCTGCTTATTGGGTAAATTGCGCTTATTATGGCACAAGCAAGCGCAGACATTATCGCAGGCTCGCAGGGTTTCAAATACCACGCGGCTGCAACAGTTACAGGGGTGAGTTATGACGCGGTAGTACCTACTGAGGACACCGTTTTTACTTCATTCACAGTTACACAGGAGAACGGCACAGCTACCAACGTATTGAGCGCGCGCGGTATGAGCGGCGTTACTTTCCAGCAAGGTGCATATTTGCCAGCGGGTAAGGGTAATAAAATTACTGGCTTCGTTATTAGTTCTGGTTCTGTAATCGGTTACTAAAAATGTTAGTAAGTCAAAACCTCGGACTTGGCACGCGGGGCACGGCATACAAAGGGCAGGGCTGGGCTCTGGTTAAGTTGTATAAGTCGCGTGTTACTGCTGACGGCGGTTATTACGAGGGCATCGGTTGCCTACTTAGAAAACTTAACAATTTATAAAAATGAGCGATTTATTAAATAAGGCGAGTCTGGTAGTTATACCTTCTGGCTATAAAGAGGACACGGTCTACAGTGTTGTACCGTCCGACGGGTCGGGCGATTTGTCATTCACCCGTGCATCCAACGGAACGCGCATCAATAGTGCGGGATTGGTTGAGGTTGTGCCGTGGAATTTGTTGCAGTATAGCGAGGATTTTACAAACGCATATTGGACAAAAGCACTTGCAACAATTACAGCCAACGCTACAACAGCACCAAACGGGACAACAACCGCGGACAGAGTGCAAATTTCAAATTCTGCAAGGGGTGTTGTTTTGTTAATTGATTCAACAACGGCTGGAACAACTTTGACTTTTTCTCTTTACGCAAAAGCAAATGGGCAAAATTTACTTCGTTTATTTTGTGACCAAACTTGCGTATATTTTCAAGGAGGTACTATTGTAACATTGACAAACGAATGGGTTCGTTATTCATTGACGGTAACTGCAACACAAACGGGAAACATTGTATTTGGATTTGACAATGTTAGCGACAGTACAACTACTTGCAACGGAACAAATGGCACAACTGATTGCTTTGTTTGGGGCGCACAATTAAACATCGGCTCAACCGCCAAACCCTATTTCCCCACAACAGACCGATTAAATGTACCACGCCTAACCTACCAAAATGGCGGGGGCGGGTGTCCGAGTTTGTTGTTGGAGAAGCAGAGTACGAATGAAGTTCAATACTCGCAAGAATTGGACAATGCTTATTGGTTCAAATATCAAGGTTCAATAACTGCAAATCAAGGAATTAGCCCCGACGGAACGCAAAATGCAGATTTATGGACAACAAGCGGAAGCCAAAGTGTTTTATACAGAACGGGATTCACTTGCAATGTACTGTCTTATTTTGCAAAAGCCGTAAGTTTAAGTTCAGGCAGTAAATTTTATATTCAAGTCGATGGTGTTGGAAACGCCGAATGGAATCAAGACGGGACTTTGAGTTCAGTAAGTGGAGGAACGGCAACAAATGGTCAAAATATGGGCAACGGATGGTTTCGTTTTGCCTACATAGTAACAAGCGGGAATGTTGCGAACTATGGACTTAATGGGAATACCTCAACGAGCACCGCATTGTTTTGGGGATTGCAAAACGAAGCGGGAACTTACCCCACATCCTACATACCAACAACCTCATCAAGTGCAACAAGGGTTGCGGATGCTTGTTTTAAGACGGGCATTAGTTCGTTGATTGGGCAGACGGAGGGTACTTTGTTTTTTGAGTTGCAACGCAACGATACCGACAATGACACCCGTTTGCAAATTTCGGATGGTTCAGGTATAAATTGGCTTTTTGTTTCTATTGAAACGGGGTTGAATCCCCGTGCTTATTGCAATGTTGGAGGCGTTAATCAATTCAGTGTTTATGGTTCAGCAGTCAGCAATTCAACGCACAAAGTAGCACTTGCATACAAAAGCAATGATTTCAAAGTTTACATTGACGGAGTTGCGGTAATTACTCAAACAAGCGGAAGCGTACCCGCGTGTAATCGAATAGATGTTGGAAGTGGGTCGCCAAATGGCCCAGTTGTTAGCACATCGTTAATTAAAGAAGTTGTCCTTTTCAAAACCCGCCTAACCAACGCCGAACTTGCCTCACTAACCACAATTTAACACAATGAAATCCTTCAATAAATACGAGTTCACCCCTACCGAATGGGCAACACTCCAAAAAGACATACAACAAACCACAACCACCCCAAGCGGGGAAACCGTGACAACTTGGAAAGATTGCGCAGTTGTTGAAATTGGGTTTATTTGTTTAGAGTGGGGGCAAGTCGATGACAAACCCGTTTGTACAAAGCAGTCCGACAAATGGGCGGTTGACATTCTATTCTATGCAGAACCACCCGCAAGTTTTGCCCCGTTTGAGGTGTTCCCAGAACCGTTAGGGATTCACACGTTTGCCGGAGACGATAATTTATACCTGCAAACATATTGCAAGCGTTATCCTGATTCACCATATTGCCAAATACCTGATCCTGTACAACCTTTATCTATCAAATAATGACTGCACCAAAAAAAGCCACCGCTCCGAATGCGCTCCCTGTTAGCTTTGATCAATTTCGTAAAAACCCAGTTGCTGCAGTGGCTTTTTGTATGCTACTGGCTGTTGGGTATTTGTACATTGACCTGCGCGCGGGTTACAAGGAGCAGATTGAAAAGAGTAATCAAAAAATTGATGCCTTGGATTTAAAGATTGACCGCCTCAGCTACGCGTTGAAAAAGTCAGA